GATCATTTAATTGATAAAATAAAAAATGGTCAACCATTAGAAATTACTGGAGAATATGTTAGTAAATTTGGTGAATCGGTTGTCATAGATCCAAAGGAAATTCCAAGATTACTTAAGGCATTCTATCCTAATGGTGATAAATCTAAGGCCATCACAAATGATAGAAATCAAATTACAAATTTGGTTGATAAGGCATCATTAGGAACTTTATTATTATCAGATGGCACAACAATACCAATTGGTGCATTATATAAAAGTGCAGATTTTAAATCAGGATCATCCTATAACAAAGGTGCAGTAGCCGAAGGTGTATTAGGAGCGGCAGTAACTGCAAAATTTATAGCCAAAGATAAAAAGGTTGATTTATCTGCCTTATGTGATGTATTGCGAAAACTGGAAACCAAAGAAGTGGGTGGTAAGGGAGCAAATGCAGTAGAAGGCAATTTTGAGGCGTCTATCATGTATGGTAAGAATCATGATAAAATTAAATTTAAACTTAAATTAGCCAAAAATGAATATAGCCCATTAGTGGGTGCCGCTCGAGATAAAGAACGTATGGATCCAGAAATATTAAATCTTATACGAAGTAGTCTTATCTTCGTTAATGAAAATAAAACATCTTTACCAGATGCCATGGACAAACTAACAAAAAATAAAAAATCTAGTGTGATTGTAGTAACCAGTGATGGATTATCCAATAATACTTCTACCAAAGCGGATCTTCATATTACCATTGATGGTGAAATTGTCAATCTAATTAGCCTAAAAACTAAAACGAAACAATTTGGTCAAATTAGTGGTAGTTCATATGAAGTATTCAGTAAATTCTGTAAGGAAGTTTTCTTAATGGATATATCGCCATGGAAATCAAAATTTAAAGCAGGAAAACTTGATACTGATAAAGCACACAATAATCAAGTTATTTTAAAGTTATACGAAAAAGTAATTGGTCCGTATATGGAATCATTTTTTGAAAGCATAAGTGGAAAGCCTAAAAAGGAGGAAGAATATATTCATCATATGCATGGATTAGTTGTAAAACATGCTCGTGGTGATGAAAATATTGATCTTGTTAAATTGAATGTTACATCAAATTCAGGATATAGCCTACACAGGTTTGATCATAAATTATTGGATTTGATGAAAAAGATTAAATTCACATCAACTCAAGATGGCGGCGCCGGAAACAGAAAAATTATAATTCGAGTACATGCAATTCATGATAAAAAACTCGAAAAAGAATTGGAAGGAATTAATAATATATTTTTAATAGCAAGATCTAGAATGGATTCTGGTTATATGAGAAATATTTTAGAAATGGGACAAATGCTTGAACATCTAAGTCGAATTGAAAGTTCACACTTCGAATCACGAAAATAAATTATGTTAGTAAATTTCAGTTTCTACATTCAAAGAATATTTGATCTTGATGCTGAGTACAGAATGATATTGACCAGATATTCAGATCTAACCTATGATCGAACCATAATTAAAGAAGGATTTTTATCATCAACCGGGCCAGCATTGAATAATGATCAAGTGGTATTGGATTTACCTGTAAATGATAGTTCGCCAATCAAAAATTATTTTAATTTATGTGTTGTTCCAGTAGCAACATCTAGAACCCAATTAAAAAATAAAGGAATTCAGATATCTATTCCAATGATTAAAATTAATAATCTATTAATTCAAGGATATCAAAAATATTTAAAGGTTAGTAATACAAAAATATTTGAACACATGGATTCGTTCAAAATTGGCGATAATGCCCATATTTCTGTTGAATTGTCAGCAGCAGTTATCAAAAATGATGATTTTTACACAATAATGAATTACCATCCAGATAATAACATATTTACTAATTGGACTCACAATAAAGATTCGATCAAACTATAAATATTAAAGAAGGTATCAATGGTTAAAATTGTCGAAATATTTCCTAAGGTCTTAAAAGAAATGGCATCAGCTGGAGCAACATCTACCGGAGGCGTTGCAGGAGTTGGATCTATGATATTTAAAAAGAAGAAAAAGAAAGTAATTAAACGATAATTATGAAACTTTTAGAATTCTTAGATACAGAACATATAAAAAATAGAAATATTCAGGCCGAAAAATTCATAGAATTTGTTTTAGATCGATTAAAATGTGATCTGAAACCAGATATAAAATTGGTTGATAACAAGAAACAAGCTGAGCATTACAAAAGTTTCGGTGGTACTGATATTGAAAATGGTAAAATATGGGTTTATATTGGTAGACGTAATTTAGCTGATATATTAAGAACAATTGCCCATGAAATAGTACATTTCGTTCAATTAAAAAATGGTGATATCCATGGTCCGGATGATGGTCTAACTGGTAGTGATATCGAAAATCAAGCAAATGTCATTGCAGCGGCTCTTATGAGAGTATATGGAAGATTGCATCCAAATATATTTGAATAACGATAAATATAAAATATAATATAATAAAGGATTAATAATGAGTCGTATTGCTGCTGGTGTAACATTGGCCACTGATCTAACAAAGGAAGATATGCAACAAGTTTTACCTTTGGAAAAAAAGAATATCAACAAAGAATTGACTATTGAAGAAACTATTAATCAAATCAATGATAATCTAAATCGAGAGATAGAAAAATTTATATCTGAATATAAATCGTTTGATAAGGATCCAACCGATGCAGATGGTAAACTTGATGTTGACGCATATTTAAAAAAATTAACACCAAAAAAGATGCGAAAGGAATATCAAAGAAATTTACCAAAAGGGCATAAAAGTTTGGTAAAGAAATATAATCTTGAGGAGGAAGAAACAGAATTATTTGATTTCAGAGTCTTATGTACAGTTGTAGACAGAAATTCTTCTATGGTATCTAAACGAAATGATGAAATAATGAAAACCGTGAGAATTGCCGCTCCTTCATCAAAACAGGCAATTCAAATGGCCAAATCTTATTATAAGAAAAGAGGATATTCTGTAAAAAATGCTGAAGTTATAATGAATGAAATTTCAGATGATTTAGCAACTACTTATCTTGATAAATCAAACAAACAATCTGCAGAATTAATTCAAACTCCAAAGCCATATTCCGATAGTGTTAAAAATGTATATAAAAGAAGAAATCATGGCCAACAATTATTAAGAAATCGAGATACCCGTTTAGGTAAGTTAGATGAAGGTTATGAAGATCGCGTTGCACAGGTAGCAAATTCTATTGGTAATAGAACGTTTGATTCAAAAGAACAATTATTAAGAAGTATTTTAAATACTGCATTGGGGTTAGAAATTCCAGATGTGCGAACTATAAAATCATCTGGCACAAATAAATTTGAACCTGGAACTAAAGCACGAAATGATTTCGTGAGTGATGTATTAAAGGCACTAAAAGGAAAGGTAAAAATATCTAGAAAACCATCAAGAAATACTAAGCCAAAAATTGACATTCAAAAAATTGCTTACGTGATCCAGGATGCGGCAGGAAATGCCTTTCCAGATGGTGATCCATTAGATATAATTATTCCAAAATTAATTAAAATGGGTATTTCTAGAGATCAGATTACTACGCAATTACTTGATAGGGCTACAAAAAAACTTGGTGGCTATAAGAGCTATGATGACATGTTAGCGAACATGTGGGACGAACAAAAAGCTCAACAAGATTTTGATAATGCAAATTATGATAAGTCAATACCAGGAACTATGACAAGGCCGTATTCAATGAATCTAGGAGATAGAAATCCTTGGAAAGGATCTATTCGAGAAGATGAAATTGATGAGGGCTATAAAATTGGAGACATGGTATGCGTTACCAATCACAAGGCAACGCCCAAATATAAGATTGTTGGTAAGACCAAAACACATTATCAACTGCAATTCAAGGGAGATCAGATACAATCATTACCTAAAGATCGAATCGCTAGAGTTAATAAACAGGCATGGGCTTATAGAAATAAGAAAAAAGATGAAGAAACAAATAATATTGTCGAAGCTAAAAAGACAAACAATGCTCTCAAAATGGCTAAATCAATAGGCAAAGTATTAAAGCCAATTACAAAGAAAACCAAATCAAATAATAATCAGAGCAAATAACGCATTGACAGAATTGAATATGTAGTATATAAATAGCAGCATGATGATGAAGCTGCTATTTTTCTTTGTTCCTAAGAAGGAAATTGTGAAACCTAAGGTTCAATCCTTAACGATTCATGATTTGTCATTGAAACAAAGAAACTTCATTCATATACGTCGAAAGAATAAGAAACTTAACTCCAGGGATGTGAAATTACAGGACTAACTGTTCCTGGTGTATCATAAGTATGTTTTGATCTATAATAGATTTTTGTCGAATCAGAACCAGCAGCACGATCTATTGAAGCAATAGATCCAAGTTTAATATCTCTTTTAATTAATCTAGTTACAGCAATACTCTGATCTTCACTATTGGCAACCTGTTCAGCAATATAGGTATTCCAATTGGAATACCCATCTGGTGGTGCTACTCTAGCCATTTATTTTTCCTATATTAATTAATTTCAATACCGCATATAATACGCCAACCAAAATAGTTCCAGCCAATCCATACACGATTGATTTAACTGGTTGAAATACATCTTTACTTACTAATTTAGATTCTAACCTATGTACATCATCATCTAATTTTTTTCTGCTTTTTTCATGTTCACTTTGCATATCTTTGGCAAGAGTATCCATTCGATATATCATATCATCATGATCAGTCTTGTATTCAAAGCGAATCCCTTCGACCAACGATTCAATTAGATCAAGTTTGGTCTGAAGCATGATTAATAAATCTCTGTTGCCACGTGCGGTATCTAATGCTGCTTTTTCGATCATGATCCTCTCCAAATGTATTTATCATAGATTGAATAAATAATTATAGTATGTTAACTCCAATTATAAATTTTTTTAAAAAAATATTGAACAAAGAACCAGAAAAGACCGTGATCACTGTGACTGAAGTAGTGACACCATTGGTAACCGTCAAATCAAAGAAACCTCGTAAACCTAGAATCAAGAAGGCTACTAAGTAAATTGACTTAATTACTAGATACATATAAATTACATATTAAGGAGCATGTAAATATATGACTAAAATTTTCAACCCAGAAGAAAAAGCCAAACTTATTAATTTGATCAAAGAAGGATCACAAGTTTATCAAGAAATGGATGATCTCAAGGCAAGCCTAAAGGATACTATTGATCATCTTTCAGAAGAGATGGAGATTAAACCTAGTATTTTGACAAAAGCAATCAAAATTGCTTATAAAGAAAACTTCCAAGAAGAACGTGATTCTTTCGAAGACCTAGAAAATATATTAGTTACCGTAGGCAAGGATAAATGATGTTAAATGATGGCTGGAGTTTTCGTTTTTTAAAATTAGCAAAACATATATCCTCATGGAGTAAAGATCCAAGTACAAAAGTTGGATCTATAATAGTGGATAATAATCACAGAATTATTAGTATGGGATATAATGGATTTCCCACTGGAATTCCAGATACTGAAAAAGAATACAACAATCGAGATATCAAATTAAAAAAGGTGGTTCATGCCGAAGCAAATGCCATTATTTTTGCTAAACAAGATTTGTCACATTGTACCTTATATGTATGGCCTTTCATGCCATGTAGCAATTGTGCTGGGTTGGTAATTCAGAGTGGAATTAAGAAAATTATAAGTGTTACGAATGATGAGGCAAGATGGCAAGAAAGCTTTAAATTCACCAAAGATATGTGTGAACGGGCTAATGTAACCTTATTCTTATATGATTCATCTTTAATAGATTAGGAGACAAATAAATTGTCATATATTGATGCATTTTTAGATAAAAATACAGATCAAGTTAAAGTCGTTGAACGCATTAATGGTCAAAGAATTTTTAATGAATATGCAGCCCAATATGTTTTTTATTATGATGACATAAAGGGAAAACATCGTTCAATATATAATACTCCACTAGGAAGGTTCAATACCAGAAGTCATAAACTTTTTCAAAAGGAAATTAAAACACATCGAGGAACGAAACTTTATGAAAGTGATATTAACCCAGTATTTCGATGTCTTGAAGAAAATTACCAAGGAAAAAATGCGCCAGAACTACATATAGGATTTTTTGATATTGAGGTGGATTTCAATCCAAAAAGAGGATTTGCTCCACCTGAAGATCCTTTTAGTAGAGTTACAGCTATCAGCATATATCTGAATTGGTTGGATCAAGTAATAACATTAGCAATTCCACCCAGGGATCTATCTCTAGATCAAGCACGTTCATATGCAGATAAATTTGATAATTGTTTTATTTTTACTGATGAAATTGAATTATTAAAAACATTTCTTGATCTTATTGAAGATGTAGATATTCTTAGTGGTTGGAGTAGTGAAGGATTTGATATTCCATATCTTGTGAATAGAATTGCACAAGAAATGAACAAAGAAGAAGTATCAAGATTTTGTTTATGGAATCAAATGCCAAAATCTAGAGAATATGAAAAATTTGGTCAGACACGAAAAACATATGATTTAATAGGTCGTGTTCATCTTGATTACCTCGAATTATATCGGAAATACACTTACCATGAAATGCATAGCTATAGATTAGATGCTATTGGTGAATATGAAGTGGGTGAAAATAAAATTCCATATGAAGGAAGTTTAGATCAATTATATAACCAAGATTTTGAAAAGTTCATAGCATATAATCGTCAAGATACAATGCTTTTAAAGAAAATAGATGACAAACTTAAATTTATTGACCTAAGCAGTGAATTGGCTCATGACAATACTGTGCTATTACCAACTACACTAGGAGCAGTGGCAGTTACTGAACAAGCAATTATTAATCTAGCACACAAAAAGGGATTAATTGTTCCTGATAGAAAAGTAAGTAGTGAAGACCGACATGGTCACATTTGGCTAGCATATTATTCAGGAATCCCAATTTTTGAAAAGGATATTGAAACATTAGTTGGTCGAGGAGCAGAAACAGATCCAAGTGGTAGAGTATTTGTTACGAAACAAATATATTCGAAAGATAGAGAATTCTGGAGCCAACATATTCCCAATGTTGCGGCTGCTGGTGCCTATGTTGCAAATCCAAAAAGAGGTCTGCATGATTGGATAGGTGCTATTGACATTAACAGTCTATATCCAAGTGTTATTAGAGCCCTTAATATGAGTCCTGAGACAATAGTTGGACAATTGAGACCACATAATACTGATCAATATATTCGAGAACGAATGAAAAAGGAAAAAATTAGTTATTCTCAGGCATGGGAAGGATTGTTTGGAACCTTAGAATATTCTGCCGTGTTAAAACAAGATCAAAATATGGAAATCATCATAGATTGGGAAGATGGTCGTACCGAAATACATAACGGAGCACAAATATTCAAAATGATATTTGATAGTTATAAACCATGGACCTTGAGTGCTAATGGAACAATTTTTAATATAAGTCAATCAGGAATTGTTCCTGAATTATTATCTACTTGGTTTGCAGAACGAATAGAAATGCAAGCCAAGAAAAAAAATGCAACTGATCCGAAAGAAATTGCATTCTGGGATAAGAGACAACATACTAAAAAGATCAATCTCAATAGTTTATATGGTGCAATTTTGAATGCTGGCTGTAGATTTAATGACATGCGAATTGGCCAAAGTACAACATTAACAGGTCGTTGTATTACCAAACATATGGGAAGTAGAATTAATCAGACATTAACAAGTGAATATGATCACATTGGAAAAGGTATAATATATGGTGATACTGATTCTATATATTTTTCTGCATGGCCAATGGTCAAAGATCAAGTTTCAAAAGGTGAATTAGAATGGACCAAGGAAAATGTAATAACCTTTTATGATGCAATCGCAGATGATGTTAATGCTAGTTTCTCAGAATTCATGCAACAAGCATTTCATTGTACCCCATTATTGGGTAACATAATTCGAGGTGGTCGAGAATTGGTCGCCACTAAAGGATTGTTTATTACTAAGAAGCGATATGCGGTTCTTTGTTATGATATTGATAATAAAAGAATGGATGTTGATGGTAAACCTGGTAAGGCAAAAATACTAGGATTGGATCTTAAGCGTGCAGATACACCTAAAATAATGCAAGAATTTTTAGAAAAAATTCTTATTCAAACATTGTGTGGTGCTTCTAGAGATGACATTGCCAAGGAAATATCAATATTTAGAGAACAATTTAAATCTAGACCTGGATGGGAAAAAGGAACACCAAAAAGAGTCAATAATCTAACTAAATTTACAAAGATGTTTGAATCTGGAGAAAAAGGAACAATTCCAGGTCATGTCAGAGCTGCAATTAATTGGAATATACTTCGTAGATTAAACAATGATAATTATAGTCAACCTGTAATGGATGGCTTTAAAACTATCGTGTGTAAGTTAAAACCCAATCCAATAGGATATGATAGTATAGGATATCCTATTGACGAACTTAATCTTCCATCTTGGTTCAAAACATTACCTTTTGATCATCCATTAATGGAGGAAAAAATTATTGATAAAAAAGTTGACAATCTATTAGGAATTCTTGAATGGAATTTACGATGTGCGGCGAAAGAAGTTCAATTGGATCAATTTTTTAAATTCAATTAAAAATGAATGAACTAGACAAAGAACATCTACGGATTTTATTAAATAAAATTTCTGTAATACGATCAAGTATTACAGAAATTACTGAAATAAATTCTAATCTTTTATCCAAAATATCATATATTTTAAAATCTATAGATGTTCAATTTGATCAAATTTCATTCAATACAATTTATCAAAATAATGTTGATCACCAAATTGAAATCTTAAATAGTTATGAACAATCATTAACAAAACAACTTGATGCATATATTTCAATATTGCGGAAAAAATCAATTAATGGAACTTGGAATAATGATTGGATTAAAATACCTAAAACAAATGAATTCATATTAGATTCAATTTTAAATAAGATTAGAAATCTATGTAATTTCAATATTAGTAGTTTATATATAGGATATGAACCAGATATCTTTATAGATGCTATTAAATCTTCAGAACCAATATATACATTTTTTGAACCAACTGATGAATCTAAAATAACATCATTTTTAGAAAAATATAATATCTTATTTCAAAACAAAATTAGAACATATGATAAAATTATTGATTTACCTAAAAATGCCATGGGATTAATCATTTTATGGAATTATGTCCATCTACGTGATACGAATCAATTCAAAGAATGGATCAGTCCAAATTTATATGGAATATTAAAACCAGGCGGTGTTCTGATCATAAATTATCCAGATCTTTACAATTCTGAAAATTATGATTATATATCAAATTCGATTTTTGGTGCATATGATTCATTATATATGGAATCACAATTATATAATATTGGATTTGAAATAATAGAACATGATAAGATCAATCAAATCATAATTGTTAAAAAACCTGGGTTTTTAACCACTGGAAAATCAAGTCCTACAATATCTACTATCGTAAATATTGACTCCATTTTCACAATCAAGTAATATACTACATAATAAGGAAAAATATTAATGAAAGATTATTTACAAGATATATTGAAACATACTCATAATTTGGGTTTGTTTGAATTTATCAAAATTTCAGGAACCACTGAATCAACTAAAATTGATGGTTTAAGTGAAGATAAAAATGCAATTTTGATGGCTACCACGCATACGCCTGTTGTTGAATTTGAAGGTATCTTTGGCATGCCTAATTTAGGCAAACTGGATATGTTGGTCAAATGCAAAGAATATCAAGAAAATGCAGATATTCATTTGCAACGAGAATCACGCAATGGAGTTGATGTTCCAGTAAGTATTCATTTTATCAATGAAGCAAAAGATTTCAAAAATGAATATCGTTTAATGAATCATTCTGTGATTGAAGAAAAACTTAAAGCCATTAGTTTTAATGCTCCAAAATGGAACATAGAATTTAGTCCATCAATATCTGGCATTCAAAGAATGAATTTCCAAAGTAGTTTATTGAGTGAAGAAACAAATTTCACTTTAGAAATAGATAAGGGAAATCTAATCTGTAAATTGGGCGACGCTGCAAATCATGCAGGACAATTTATCTTTGCTTCCAATGTTGCAGGAAAATTAGAATCTTCCATAGCATGGCCAATTAAGTATTTTTTACCAATATTGAAACTCAATGATAATAGTAACGGTTTTAAAATTAAAATTAGTTCTGCTGGATTAATGGAATTAAGTGTTGATAGTGGATTAGCCGATTATAGTTATTATATTTTATCAGCGGCTAGATAATGACTGAAGATCTAAGTAAAAAATTTGATGAACAAGGCTATGCTATATTTTTGCCGGCCATTTCAACATTTTACAATAATTATATTGCTAGACAGCGAGTAGGGCCATATGTAGAACAATCTAGATTTCCAAAAAGTTTCAATGGAGACATGGAAGCATTAAATTTTCTAGATCCTATTAAAAGTAAATTTCATTACAAATACGGATTATATTCTGCAGGTCATGCTCAATTAAATATGGCAAGAACTAATGTTGAAGATGCTATGATTCAACAGAGAGATCGAAAGAATACCGTAATTCTAGGTGATAGTGGTGGTTTCCAAATTGGTAAAGGCATTTTGAAATTTGATTGGAAGAAGTTTAAGACTCCATCAACTGATAAAGTAATCTTAAATATTCTTGATTGGCTAGAAGAAACTGCCGATTGGAGTATGATTTTAGATGTTCCGGCCTGGGCTTCTAATCCATCGAATAGTCCACGAACTGGATTGAAAAGTTTTCAAGATTGCTTAGATGCAACAGTTTATAATAATAATCTTTTTATCAAAAATCGAAAAGGTAAAACAAAATTTCTAAATGTTCTACAGGGAGATGATTGGGAAAAAGCAACGGCATGGTATGATGCAGTTAAATCAATGCCTTTTGAAGGCTGGGCAATGGGCAGTAAAAATGCTAGTGATATGTATATCGCTTTGAAACGCATTATTATTTTACGAGATGAAAAATTATTAGACGAACGTAATTGGATGCATTTCTTAGGAACAGCACAATTAGATTGGAGTGTCTATTTAACGGCCATTCAACGACAATTAAGAAAAACTGTAAATCCCAATATCAATTTAAGTTTTGATTGTGCAAGTCCTTTTATCGCAACGGCTAATGGTAGGATTTATACCGACACTGTTTTTAGTAAAAAGAAATTAACCATAAGAATGGATTTTGCTCCAGATAATAAATTATTGAAAAATAGTCAAATTCCTTTTCCTTGGGAAAGCGCAATTACAAAAGATATGACAATGGGAGATGTTTGTTATTATGGACCAACAGACATGAATAAAATTGGAAAAATTGGTAAGACTAGTTGGGATAGTTTTTCTTATGCATTGATGATGGGCCATAATGTTTATACTCATATTAAATCAGTTGAGAAGGCAAATCAACTTGCTGACATTGAATATGTTACACATAAACCAGAATGGAAGCATTGGAGGAAACTAAAGGATAGTGATCGAAGTGATGACTATAGTGATTGGATACCTAGAAATTTATTATATTTTAATGGGTTTGTTAAAGATTTATTCGAATCTGAGACTCCTATGGATATGCTAGATGAAGCCAGAGCATTTCTTGATAGTTGTGCCAATACTCGATGGAGGAAAAGCAGTCATTTTGATAAATTCTTTGATACTGGTGAAACATCGGTAATCAATGATCCAGCAGAACTAGAACATAATGAAGATGCAATAGCTAAATTGGAAGAATTGGAAAATTCAATAAAGGCAAAAAATGTCTAAAATTCTTATCGTTGGATTGGGTATTGGAAAATTATATTATGATATTCTTTCTAAAGATCATGATATTATCACTGTAGATATTGATCCAAATAAAAATGCGGATTATCAAACCGTTGATTTATTAGATCAACGGTTTGATCTATCAATAATCTGTACTCCAAATTTTACCCATAAGGAATTGGCTTATAAATTAGCATTAATTAGTGACATGATTTTAATTGAAAAACCAGGATTAGAAACATCATCTGAATGGAAAACATTGTTGGATACATTTCGAGATGTCAGGTTTATGATGTCCAAAAATAATCAATATCGTGATGAAATTGAACAAATGAAAATTTTATCAGCAACAGCACAAAAAATCGAAATTAATTGGAATAATTATGATAGGATACCATATCCTGGTAGTTGGTTCACGAATAAAAAATTGTCATGGGGTGGAGTTAGTCGAGATCTTATACCACATCTTTTGAGCATATATATTAAATTATTCAAATATGATTTTCCATATGACCATGATCTTTTTAAAAAATGGTCATTATCTGATTTAAAGAACACATCATATGGATCAATAAAAATAGATGGAATTTATGATGTTGATGATCATGCATATTTAAGTTTCAAACATAATGACAAAACCATATTTTTATCTGCAGATTGGAAATCTAATGAATCTAATGACATTGCGATACATTTCTATAACGACCTAGGACATTTTGAAATCTCATTAGGATTGTGTCCTGAATATGCATATGAAAATATGATTAAAACCATGTTTCTAAATCAATATAATGATAATTTTTGGAACGAACAGAAACAAATTGATATATGGATACATGAAATTATCGAAAGATTAATTTCATGGAAGTAAGAATATTACGAACTGACGGTACTGGTTCATTCATAGAAGATATTTGGAAAAAGCCAGATCATAATGATGATCAAATAGTTGTAAAAACTATTATGACTGGTGTTTGTAGAAGTGATATTGATATGATGAATGGATCGTTCAAGAAATTACCAACACATATGATGGGACATGAAGGATTAGGCATAGTTCATAACATTGGTAAAAATATATTTGATGTTAAAATTGGTGATTATGTGGCGACACGTGGAGAACCAGCCTATGCAGATTTCTATAATTCAGGAAAAAAACAATATATCAAAATAGACTATCCTGATCCAAAATTTATTATAGAACCAGTTGCATGTGGTATGAACATTTATCAACGTGTAAAATTAAATTCTAGATTCAATAAAAATACAATACGAGTGTTGGTATTGGGCAGTGGATTCATGTCATATATCATTAATTCTATATTTTTAAATGAATCTAAATATATAGGATATCAAGTATTTAATATTGGAAATCATAATAAAGATTTATTTCCCAACAGAATAGAAAACACAGATGGAAAATATGACATCGTAATTGATATAACATCAGATCCCAAATGGATTGATTTGCCAATATATGAAGAAAATGCTATAATAGTAATTGCCTGTGAAAAACATCCATCAATAAAAACAGATTTCAGTAATCTATTATGGAATAATTCACAAATCATATTACCAAGTCCTAGAGATGATAGGTTTCATGAATCTATGATATTATCAAAATTATTAATAGATAAGAATGTATTTGATAAATTAGATCATTTTTGGTCTAAAGGATATAAACGAAACACTGAATGGAAGAAAGCATTCAATGATGCTAAAAATAGACCACAAGGATATAATCGTGGATATATAGATTGGAGAGAAATATAATGAGAAAATTCTTAGAAACTATTGCCGTTGATACATCAGGATTTGATCCATATCTGATTATCACAATGAAAGATGAATCTGGATCAAATACGGTCCTATTAAAAACCAAAATGGAACCAGATAATTCAGTTAAATCTAAATATTCATTAACTGAGCAAAAAAGAATAGATAGGATAAATCAACTATTAATGGAACGCGGATTCGCAACAATGACAGAACCAGAATCTGATTTCTTAATTGATCCTAATGGTCTACGTTGGAATAAAATTGATACAAATACCGAGGATCTACAACGATTGGCTGGTTTTACTGTTGAAAAGAAAATAACATATTATGATGATTTAAAGGAAGAAAAGATTAATGACTAATTACATATGGGTTAAATTTCAAAAAGAAGGAATTCATTGTTATCCCGCGGCTGCAATTGATCCTAATCTAGCAACTGGTGATTGGGATGATGTTAGTTTTTTGGCTAATAAACATCGACATATTTTTCATTTTAAGGTATATATTTCAATAGAACATTCTGATCGAAACATTGAATTCATACAATTCAAACGTTGGCTAGAACGGTTGTATGATAATAAAACATTACAACTTGATCATAAGAGTTGTGAGATGATTGCAGAAGAACTGTATATACAAATCAATAAAAAATATCCAAATCGAATTATTAAAATTGATGTGAGTGAAGACAATGAAAATGGATGTTTAATGGAATTTGGAATAAATTAACCCAAAATTATACTAGATTTATATCCAAAATATGCTAAATTAATAATTGGAAGACCACACGGTAGCTTAACTGGATAAAGCCGTTACAACGAGTTATCAGTTCGAATCTGATTCGTGGAAGAGGGTCGACACTTTTCAAAGGTCTTCCACCCAATTTAATATGTTGACTTTGTAGAGTTAACATATATACTGATAAAGTTAGTGATGCGTTAACAACCCTTAAACAAGGAAACGAAGCAAGTGAAGAGTGTAGTGAATAAGGTATTCGATGATCTTGATGAATACCGAAATTATTGTCGATTCGCGTATTTGAATGGACAAGATGGATTTACGTTCAATGAACGGGATCTATATCGGACTGATAGTCCGTGGGGAGTGATGAAGGGCCTAGTAGAAGTCACTCGACCCAAGTATCGGACGAATAAGAACTTTAATCGAAGGCGATAATATGAAGACCTAAATTAAACTTTTAGAACATTTAAGATTTTGTTTTGGTTGTAATTTTATTAGGTACAGAATAATGCTCAAGGAATCGTAGCTAAGCTAATTAAAATTAATTAGTATATTATTTGGTTTTTGGTTTAATGATCTTAATGTTTGTAGAAATTATCCTCAATGAGGTATATGTGTTATGGTTTAGGTAATTAAATTTTTTTAATTGTGTAATTTAAATTTTGGAAATTTGTTAAACCGTTAGTTGAAACTTGAGGTATATGTGTTATGGTTTAGGTAATTAAATTTTAATAATTACTCATATTTTTGATAGAACCGTTGTTTAGCGTGAAAGAGCTTAGATCTTTAAGATCTAAGCTCTTTCCAGTTCAAACTCATGACCATTTATTGCATCTGTCTAATTAGATTAGTATAATATTTGAAAGGAAAAATATATGAAAATTTGGATAGTTGATTTGGAAAGTGTATCAACACGATATACATGTGAATGGAAAAATCATATTCCATCATTAATTACAGAATTTTTAAAAAATAGTGGCGAATACAACAGTACGGTCGAAATAATTGATGGCCCATCTGATATTCCAAAATCTACGACTCCTGGTGCATTTTTAAATTTTGGTGGAACCAATATCTATAAAAGTGCTCAAATGGAAAAATTAAGCCGAGCCTTCACTCTCGGTGAAATTAAAAATGGTGATCATATTCTGTTCACCGATGCCTGGCATCCTGGCGTGATTCAGGTCAAATATATGTCAGAACTATTAAATATTCGAATCAAATTACATGGCATTTGGCATGCAGGTAGTTATGATCCACAGGATTTCTTAGGACGTTTGATAGGAGATAAACCATGGGTACGACATGCTGAAAAAAGTTTTTACGAATGTTATGATCATAATTATTATGCAACATATTTTCATAAAAAACTTTTTGCCGAAACCTTATTAGATTTCACTCCCTCGAAACAAACATTTGATTTAAAAATGATTCAAACCGGATTACCATTTGAATATTTGAAACCATTGTTATCACCACTTGGAGAGTCTACCAAGAAAAAGAACTTGGTACTTTTCCCACATCGTATAGCTCCAGAAAAACAAATAGATATTTTCAATGATTTATCTAAAGAAATTCCTGAATTGGAATGGGTGGTATGTCAATCTAATGCCTTATCAAAAAATGAATATCATCAGATGTTATCTGAAGCAAAAATTATATTCAGTGCCAATCTTCAGGAAACATTAGGAATTAGTATGATGGAAGGAATGTTAGTTGGAGCTCATCCTATGGTTCCAGATCGACTGAGCTATCATGAAATGTATCCAGATACATACAAATATCCATCGATTTGGACTGAAAACTTTGAATTGTATCAAAAACATAAAATCAAACTCATAACTCATATTAGAAATGTAATCCATCATTATAAATTTGATACCATAATTGATGACTCATCTGCAATATTTTCTAAATATTTTACTAGCAATAATCTATTATTCAATCTAAAGAAACAAGTAATTCATATTGAAACTAACAAGGAAATCAATGAATAAAATTTCAACAACAATTAAAGAACGGTTAAAATCAAAGGGATTAAAATATTATGCTAACAGCAATATTAGCAATTGTATTAAAAAGGGAGAGTTAACAAAATTAGAAAAGGAAGTTACTGAAGCATTTTATGGTGTATTGGATAGCTTGGTTATTGATCAAAAGAATGATCCAAATAGCAAGGATACCGCTAGGAGATTAGCTAAAATGTATATTCATGAAACTATGAAAGGACGTTACTACCCTGGTCCAGAAATAACAAGTTTTCCTAATGATGATAAACATCGAGATCATCCATATGATCAATTATTAGTTGTCAGATCGGAAATTAAGAGCATGTGTAGCCATCATCATCAACCAGTAATTGGAGTTGCCTATATTGGAATTATACCTGGTGATACAGTATTAGGATTAAGCAAATATATTAGAATTGCTCAACATCATTCACGACGAGGTACACTACAAGAAGAATTATGTGAAGATATCGCCGCATCCGTGGAGAATTTAACTAAGGCACGTGGGGTTGGAGTCTATATTGAAGCAGAACATGGTTGTTGCACAAATCGTGGTATAAATGCTCATTCAAGTTTGACTCAAACGACAGTTTTAAAGGGTTGTATGAAGGATGATCCTACATGTAAAACTGAATTTATGGGCAATATCCATTTGCAAAAGCTGAGAAGTATTTGATGCCAGACTATTATATCACACAATCTACCTTGCCTATATCAAATATGTCTATAGGACCAATCGTAAATACTCCAACTGGTATATATATTACTAGTTCGGGAGGTCCAGGAGGAATTGGAGTTATTGGAAGCAGTGGTGGTTCTGGTTGGCATGATCCTGTTCAAGAACAATTACATAATTTAACCAACAGAATCCTTGAATTAGAATATGAAATTAGATTACATGACAAATATCCAGCATTAAAAGAAGCATGGGAACAATACCAGGTGTTGAAAATATTATGTTTGTCTGATGAACAAACTGAAGGAAATTCAGGTGTCTAATATCAAATATACTTGGATAGATTTTGATAAGGACTGTGATTCATTGGAAAAACAAATCAAAAAAAGTTTATTTGTTCCATCTATAATATGTGGATTAATATCTGGAGGATTACCACTTGCAACAAAATTAAGCAATACATTAAAAAAGCCGTTGAATACCACATTGATAGATATTAAACATGGTATCGCTCGTCGCGACTTTTGGATATTAGATGCATTGGATGATGATAAAAATATTCTATTTGTGAACGATGTTTCTGTACACGGATCAACAATAAAATGGATACTTGGACAATATACTATTAAAAAAAGAAATAAAATTAGTCAGGTTAGATTTACTTCATTATTTCAATTGCCCAACGAAACTTATAAAAGTGATTTCTATGCTCGAGAAAAAAAGGAGAACGAATGTATTCTATTTCCATGGGAAGTAAAACAATGAATTCAGATCATACTATAACAGTAATGAATACTATGAACGAACCAGTTTTAATTATTGAAAAAAATGGAAGAATAAAATTTAATGGGCCACCAGATGAAGCATCTAGAATATTTTTAAATTGTTTTCAAAATATTATTGATACCGAAATGTGTGCTACACGTAAATTGTATGACCTAATAAATGTTGAATTATCTAAAATTCTAATGTTGATTGAAGGCATGTCAAAAGAACAAATAATTCAACATATCCAAAATCTGCGCGATCAATCTACCAAACATCTAACCTGGTATATTCTACAGGAGAATATTGACCAACCACTATCAACAATATAATATAAATTATATGTTAGATTGTTTAATTTTAGGTGATTCAATTGCGATTGGAACTCATGTTCTATTTAAAGAATGTGAATTATATGCAAAAACTAGCATCACATCATCACAATGGAACCAACGATGGACCGTTCAGAAACTAGATGCTAAGACAGTAATCATAAGTTTAGGCACAAATGATCATAGGAATATTAAATCTAGAGATGAATTAATAACTATGAGATCACGTGTTAATGCAGAACGAGTATTTTGGATTTTGCCAGCTGCAACTGCTCGAGGAAGTGGGCTATCTGTTGTTGAAATTCAAGAAATAATTAAAGATATTGCAGATACAAATGACGATTATATTATAGAAATAAAAAGTTTAGATATAGATAAAACTCATCCAAGCTGGACTGGATATCATATGATTGCCGATGAAATTAAGGAAAAACTAAATTAATGTTCGGAAAAAATGAAGTGGTCGGAAAAAAATATTTTGAAAATGCTGGTGACAAATTATTTGTTACTTCAGTATTCATGACACTCCAAGGAGAAGGCCCATATCGTGGAGAGCCAGCAGTATTCGTTAGATTAACGAAATGCAATTTATCTTGTTATTTCTGTGATACCTGGTTTGATTCAGGTGATTGGTTATCATATGATCAACTTATCGAAAAAATTCATAATGCAATTATGATTGCATATCCTAAAGGAATTCCAACTTGGTTAATTAACTCTAATGATAAAAAAATTCATTGTGGTCTAGTAATCACTGGTGGTGAGCCAATGTTACAAAAGAATTTGACCACATTTTTATATAAGGCAGACGAAACATTCAATTGGGTTCAAATTGAATCTAATGGAACCATAATGCAGGATATTCCATCAACAACAACATTAGTTTGTAGTCCTAAATGTAGTGAAAAATTAGGAAAACCTATTAAATATTTACAACCAAATGAACAAGTTTTACAAAGAGCATCATGTTTAAAATTCGTAATGTCTGCTGATCAAAATAGTCCATATAGTCAAATCCCACAATGGGCATTAGATTGGAAAGAATCAACTGGGAAACAAATATTCATAAGTCCTATGAACATTTATAATAAAGAACCAGAACGAAATAAGACCATTAAATCTAATTCAAATGCAACTACATTAGAACAACGAAGTATTGATGATGAAGTTATAAGCTTTTGGACTCCTGGATTACTTAATATGGATCAAAATCAAATAAATCATACATATGCTGCAAAATATTGTTTAGAAAATGGATGCATTTATAACTTACAAGTTCATCTATATGCTGGGCTAGCTTAAAGGAAAAATTATGGCTATTCGCAAAAAGAAAACATCAATTAAAAAACCTAGAAGAACAAAACAACAGCCAACAAAAGATGTTGTCAGAGAATCCATATTGAAACAAAAGGAATTGGCCACACAAAAAAATGAGCCGTGGGTTGGTGTTTTAGAAACACATTTTGATCCAGAAAATCCAAGTGATGGATATTTTGAATTAGATTGGAATTCGTCATTTATTGCAAAATTGATTAAGGCAGGATACACTGGTAAAAAGGAAGAAGATATTGTAAACCAATGGTTTGAAACCTTATGTAAGGGAGTTCTAGCTGAAACATATGAAGAAGTCACTCAAATGCAGGGCACAACATTTATTCAACGACGAAAAACTGATGATGGGAAAACAGAAATTAGTTAATATGACTCAAACTTATATAATATTAGATAGTTCAAATCTATTCTTTAGAGCACGTCATTTAATGAAAGGTGCTGATTTAGACAGTAAGATTGGACTTGGTTTTCATATCATTTTTAATAGTATTAAAAAAGTCTGGCAAAATAATCATGGAACTCATGTTGTTTTTGCTTTTGAAGGCAGAAGTTGGAGGAAGGATTATTATCTTCCATATAAAAGAAATAGAACAGAAATTAAGGCAAAATTTACTGAATCCCAGAAGGAAGAAGAGCAAATATTTTGGGAAGCATATGATACTTTTTGTACCTTTATTCAAGATAAAACAAATTGTACAACTCTGCAACATCCTTCTCTTGAAGCAGATGATTTAATGGCTGGTTGGGTACAATCTCATCCAAATGATAATCATATCATAGTATCAACTGACAGTGATATGCATCAACTTATAGCAAGTAATGTTAGTCAATATAATGGAGTCGAAGAATATTTAATTACACCAGATGGATATTTCAATGACCTTGGAAAAGCAATCAATGATAAAAAAACAGGATTACCGAAAAAAATACCAACTTCTGATTGGTTAATATTTGAAAAAAGCATAAGAGGTGATGCAACTGACAATATTTTTAGTGCATATCCTAGGGTTAGAAAAACAGTTTTAGAAGAAGCTTATTTGGATCGAGATAAAAAAGGATTTAAATGGAATAATCTAATGTTACAGAAATGGTTGGATCATGATGGTAAAGAACATCAGGTCAGAGAAGATTATGAACGAAATAAAATATTAATTGATTTGACATCACAACCAGATGACATTAAGATAAAAATTTATACATGTATTAAAGATGCAATTGATAGAAAAAAGGATATACCTCAGGTCGGATCACATTTATTGAAATTTTGTGGTAAATGGAATTTACAAAAAATGAGTGATCAAATCACATTTTATAGTCCATTCTTAACATCAAAATATGAACAGGTACAATAATGATAAATGCTAAGCCAATGATGTCAGATAAATTCTGGATATTAGAAGATGATGGTAATGGTCAAAAAGTGGGAACTCTTCAAGCCCTTGATTCTGGCTATATTTTAATTATGAATGGAACAAAAAGTCATATTCAAGACGATGAACTATTACAAACATACAAAATCAAACTTAATAAAAAATCTATAATTTCTACACCTACGAAACTAGATAATGTAGCATTTGAATATCCTACTGCTGGGCCTCCTCATAATGCAATATGGAATTGCAAGGAAAACTTACCTCTATATACAAAGAAATCAGATAGTAAAAGTTTACATTGTGCTGGATATTATATAGTCAAATTTGATAAGGGTTGGGTTGAAACCTTTTGTCCAAAATTAGTCACATTAAACAAATATGAATTTAAGGGGCCATTCAAAACTCAAATTGAAGCAAGAGCAATATTAATTAAGGAGAGAATATGATAAATTCTATACTCAGATCTAAAGGATCTAGACAAAAATTCGTAGCAATTGTTGCATCTGGAGTATATATGACATTGATTTGTCTTATGACTTTAAATAGTATATTGTCAGCAATCCTTGTTGGCTTAATTACCAGTGCAATTATTGGTGTGCTAGTTTTTTTCATACCACTATTATTAAATTGGATTAATGCAGGAGAATCTGAATGAAAATTTCATATTTTATAGGACCAATATTAATAGGATTTGGAATTTTTCTAATTATGATTGGGGCCACTCAAGATATGATAATATCGTTGATGTCAGGAATATTAGCAATTATTGCTACTCTATATCTTATAGGACAATAGATTGTCAGACAACTTGAATCTAGCACCACTTAAAATATTGATTGATACTATCTCACAAAGTAGATCATCAGGACAAAAAGAAATACGAATTAGTATGGAAAAAGCAATACAGATTGAAAAATCGTTAACGCATTTATTAATTCGATTAACAGAATCACAAGATAAAATAATTAAACTGCAAGACAATGGAATTGTGAATTCATTAAATATTGAATTGCAAGGAGAGAAATTTTGATTGAGATATATACAAAAAATGGATGTCCATATTGCGTATTAGCTAAAGATTGGTTACTTGCTAACAATTATTCTTACAAAGAATATCTTTTAGATGATATGAATGATAGAACATCATTCTATGATAAATTTAATATAAAATCTAGAACAGTTCCACAAATATTCAATAATAATATACTCATAGGTGGTTATTCAGATTTAATAGCTAGTGAACTTGCAATTCAATTAAGATTTAACAATGGTGACTTCTAGATAAATATACTACGTTAATAAAAAGAAGAGAGCGTAATATATAATGTCACGACCAAAACCTAAAATTCTAGCAGAAATCATTAACAAATCAACATATAAGAGTGATCAGGTATTAGCATCTGATGGTATATGGGCGGTATTCTTTAACAATGAACCAATTAATCTTAAGATAGTAAATGCAGTGAGTAATTTTCCAGGACCTAAATATAAAAAGGTAAGTTTTAGTAATAAAGGACATGCTATAAATTTATGTAAGAAACTTAATCTTCAATTTAGAACAGATAAATTTACTGTCGTATTACTAACAGAAGGTCAAACGGTTTATATTGATGAATAACATAGAATTACGAAAAGTTTGGGGTACCAAACTTCTTTCATATGGCAAACATAAAGACCATGATGTTTTCAACCAATCTGAAAGTTATAATACTATATTCAAAACAAATCATAGTCTGCAGTTAAATCGTATGGGATTTTCCTTATTACACAAAAGTAAAATTCCTATACAGACCATAGCCATAAAAACGAATAAAAGTGTGCATCATTTATTATCAATTTCAAAAATAATGGATGCCCCATATTATTTTCAAGAACATCATATTAGCTCTGAATTAAAATTATTCACTATAGAAAGTGACAAAACAACCATGCTAATTATGATGGAGGGAAATATTGAATCTTGGACAAAGATGTATATTGATTAAATCAATAATTTTTATTACAATTAAAAAAATAGGAAATAATTAAATGCTACCAATGAATCATCTTGACGATAATGCAAATCATATCTTTATTGATACTCCATATGGTCCAGGATATTGGGTACCTAAGGGAGATTATGTCGTCAATACCGTGAGCAGAGGTGCAAAGAATACGGGATATAATAATTTTCTTAAATTTATGAAACCTAAAGCTCGAACAGTATGTGATATTGGTGCAAACATAGGTGAAATAACCTGGGCGTTGTCACAATTTTCACAACAGGTTCATGCATTTGAACCCACAGTAAATACCTTCCAATTACTAAAGAAAAATGTAGAACAAAATAATTTAAAAAATGTTTCTATATATGACAAGGGCGTTGGAGCAAAACATGAGATTGCCCATATAGCATTGAATGGAAATACCTGTGGCGCCAATGCTCGAATACAAGATGTCACAAAGACAAAACACCAAACAGAGATAATGACCATTATTCCATTAGATTCATTAAATTTATCTGATGTTGATATTATTAAAATAGATGTTGAAGGATATGAATTGGATGTATTGCAAGGTGCAGAACAAACCATATTAAAAGATAAACCAATAATTCAATTGGAAGTTTATGAACCAGCATTAAAACGAGCAAAACGTGATATTGCAGATGTATATTCATGGATGTTGGCCAGAGATTTTATTCCATATTATGTGAAATTTCGTAAAATTGTTCCAGAGTCCAATGAATATATAAAGGTACCAAAATGTATAGAACGATTCTTTATACATAAATCAATTTTGGTACCAACTGAAGTGCCCAAAAATATTAGAATTATATCCAAAATATAGTATCTTATAATTGACAATTGGGAATAAGTTGTTAATATGAATATATGGGAAATACAATTTTCTTCATTGCATGGGATGATGTTGGAATAGAATGCATCATCAACATGAATGATTATATTGAAAATAATAATCTTCTAACAGATATTCGCGATAGTGGCTCAACTGAACACAATCACAAAAGAGGTCGTAATCCCATTGAATTCATGAAACTTCGTGCCCGATATAATGGACAACGAAATTATGAATTGTGGCTGATTCCTGTGGAAAATTCTATCACTGAATCTGATCTTATGACCGTATATAATAACGGTTCTGAAATTTTTAAATCTATGATTCGAACAAAGGGAACGCAGGTTCGTTATTAATGCCCAAAATTAACATTGCCAAAATTAACAATATCGTTGTTCCAATTGAAGATGTTCATTATGGACATGGTTGGCGATATCCAACAGATCGCCGAATTTTCCAAAGCAAGGAAAAATATATTGAATATCTCAAAAATCGACGCGGAATCAATCATTTCAATTTTAACATGAAGAAGCGACTCAATGAAATCCATTCTCTTACAGATTTTGATTCTGTAATCAATTGGATTGAAAAAAATGGTTCTTTTCTCTATAATTGTTCTCGAAATGACGACAATGGATATGATAAGAAAACAATGAATTTTAATGACTGGGAAAAGATTCCACCTAATGATTTTTCAGTAAAAATCCAACATCTATATGTCAAGCATGGTAAGGTGAGTAATTCTCATTCTTGCCCAGTTGGTGGTATCACTAACTGGGGTGGCAAAGATGATCTTCCTAGATTTTATATGGGTTGGCGAGGAAGAATTAAATTTGTTACGAGCCATTATCTCCCTGGACATGCTTCCAATTATTTTAAAATTATGGGAATTCACACCGGATCAGGTGGTGGCGGAAGAAATTATTATGAATACGATGTTTCCTTTTTTGATGACGATTGGTCTGGTATTGCTTCTACATTAACTATGCAATATCTTAAGAATCCAAATGCACAGCCATTTTATGAACATGGTATTGGACGTAGATAATTGCTATAATTGCTAAAAATTAGCAATCAAATTAGTTATTGATTCGCTTGTGATTCTGGAGTTTTCAGTTATTATGGTGATATGAATAATTTGTTGCAGATGCCGGTAGTTGATTATTCCATGTTTTCGTATGAAAACGGTGTTTTCACTGCTGAGGCCAGTGATTTTGGCAAGAGTCCATTTATGCATCGGGTCTACAATGATTCGTTGGATATGGGTATCAGAGTGCAAGGAAAGGTACATCAAGTGCTTTTTTTGCTCGATGAAGAGTGTCGAGATACGGATGGGGACATTACTAAATGGATTTTCAAACCACGTATGGTGGACCAACTCAAGCTCAATACGCTTGATGTTAAGCTCTTGATTTTCAACGATTAAAAGCATCAATTCCAGTGTAATTTTATTGCGTGTACTTAAAAACATACGCAATAAAATTACATTCCAAATGCTTGCAAAAGAACCCAATTCTGCTATACTACTAACATGATGAACACGACGAATTCGAGCACTAGGGAGAGTTTGCTCTCCATGTATTCAGACGTCCATAAGGACGCTTACAATTTCCGGCCTCGTGGTTGGGATCAGATCCGAAATCTTTCGGATACGGAGCTCTCCAAACAGATCGATCAAATGATTGAAATGGCCCAAGATTCCGAAACTCGTGAATCTAAGATCGAAGCTACCAATGAGCTCAAACTTCAGAATTTGGTTGCAGAACTCAAATCTTCACAATCTGTGACTGCAGGCACTGCATTTCGATGGCTCATGCAGGCCGAAGGCTGTCAACATGAAGATTTCTATGACATTGAACATTTTCTGTGGTCAATGGGCGTTGGTTGTGGCTCTCGTGCATATAACCTTCGTCTAGAAATCGAATCTATGCTCCGAATGGACGGTGAATAAAAATGCCTACCAAAGATAGTATTACTCAATTGCTCACAACCAATGATAAGGCCGTGGGTCGCGCTTTGCCCG